CAAAGACAAATCGTTATTCTTTTGTCAGGATTTTCCCCAAGGAGCTATATGCCTCAGTATGCCAAACCACTTACACTTAATAAAGGTGTAGATAATCAGATTCAATTTCAATTCTTAAACCAAGAACAAAAGCCAGTGGATATTACTGGCAAATCAATTACCTGCAGAATTATTAACTATCAAGGTAATGAGGTCCTACTACAAAAAGCATTAACATTACAATTACCAGCTACAGGTATTGCCGCATTGATACGTAACTGCAGCAGAAATAGAAGAATTTGATCCACAAAAATGCTATTACTCTTTAGAAATTCCAATTGGGGAATTTGACTTTCCTGTTTTTGTAGATCAAAATGCAGGTGCCCGTGGTGAAATGAATATTGTTAATAGTGTATTACCTAGCTTTGTGCCAAGTTATACTGTAAGCATACCAACAGGCCAACCCTTCCCCAACATTGATCCCAATGCTAATGCAAATAGTAACGCACAAACTTACTATACAAGCGTTATAAGTACAAACGGTAATCCAATATTGACGTTCCAAGCTAGATATGCTGACTATTATGGTAACGTTTTAATTGAGGGATCCACAATAGCGGACGGAGATTGGTATCCCATATCACTTCATACAGGATATTCAAATGTTACTGACACTAAAGGATACACAATTCAAGGGTTTCACCCATATTTTCGTATGCAATTTGTCAGTAATGTTTGCATTTTCTCCGATGTATTGGTAAGGTAACTATTGCTTTTACAATCTGATTATGTTACACTAGCAGTATGTTTGATATTCTGTCTATAGTTCCAGGTAAGAAAAAAATAACAAGTTCAGGATGGCATAGTTTCAATGCTATCTGTTGTATCCATCGCGGGCATAGGCAAGATAAAAGACAACGCGGTGGCATACACATGGAAGGAAACAATTGGAACTTTCATTGTTTTAACTGTGGATTTAAATGTGGCTTTATGTTAGGAAAAAGTATTACTAAAAATACTAAACAGTTTCTAACATGGGCAGGCATCGATGAGCAACAAATTCAACGTTGGAGTTTAGAAAGTTTACAGCATAAAGATTTGTTAGACTTTACAAAGAAAAAGGTAAAACTAAAAGTAAAGTTTAAGGATCATAAACTACCTGATGGTGAACTATTAGATGAAAATAATCCATTACACAAAGTATATGTTGATTATGTGCGGTCGAGGGGTATAAATGTTAATGAGTATCCCTTCTTAATCACTCCCAACGATATAGGTCGTATGGGTAATCGTATCATAATTCCATATACTTATAAAGATAAAATAGTGGGTCACACCAGCAGATTTTTAGATAACAAAACACCTAAGTATATTAATGAACAGCAACCTGGTTATGTTTTTGGTATTGATTTTCAAAAGCCTGATTATGAAGTATGTTTGTTAGTTGAAGGTATTTTTGACGCATTAAGCTTAAATTGTTGTGCCTTAACTCATAACACGATTAATGATGACCAAGCATTATTGTTGAGCACATTAAACAAACGAATTATTTTTGTACCAGATCAGGATGTGACAGGATTGGATACTTGTGATAGAGCATTATCACTTGGATATAGTGTCAGCATTCCTAACTGGGACAATAATGTTAAAGATGTTAATGATGCTGTGGTCAAGTACGGAAAGTTAAACACACTATTAAGTATCTTACAGAATGCTACAACAAGTAAGATAAAGATTGAAATGCAAAGGAAAAAGATTGTTAAAAGAGTATAATATAGAAGTACAAAAAGTGTTTTTACAAATGATGGTTACAAATGCTGAATTGTATACCAGAGTTATGAATATTATGAATGCAAAGAATTTTGATAAGTCTTTGCAACAAGTAGCAAGTTTTATGGTAGAGCATTGTCAAAAGTATAATACAATGCCTGAACCAATTCAAATCAAAGCATCAACAGGTGTGGCTATTGATATTGTTCCTGAATTTGATGAGGGACATTATGAATGGTTTTTAGAAGAATTTGAAGCATTTACAAAACGACAAGAATTAGAAAGAGCAATATTAAAAGCGGCTGATTTATTAGACAAAGGTGATTTTGAAATCGTTGAAAAATTAGTTAAGGATGCAGTACAAATAAGTTTGCAGCGTTATATGGGTACTGATTACTTTGCTGATCCTAGGGGTAGATTAATGATACTAAAGTCAAGTAATGGGCAGGTGAGTACAGGATGGCCTACACTTGATAGTAAATTATATGGTGGATTCAATAGGGGCGAATTGCAAATTTTTGCAGGTGGATCAGGTAGTGGTAAGTCACTCATCATGCAAAATTTAGCAGTGAATTGGTTACAGGCAGGACTAAGTGGAGCATATATTACATTAGAACTAAATGAAGGGTTATGTGCTTATCGTATTGATAGTATGTTTACTGACACAAGTAGCCGTGATATTTTTAAGGACATTGATAATGTTGAAATGAAGGTTAAAATGTTAAGTAAAAAAGCAGGTAAATTTAGAATTAAATATTTGCCTGCTCAGAGCACAGTTAATGATTTAAGAGCATATTGTAAAGAATTACAAATACAAACCGGTTTAAGATTAGATTTTTTATGCATTGACTATTTGGATCTATTGATGCCTGTAGGTGCAAAAGTAAGTCCTAGCGACTTGTTTGTTAAAGACAAGTACGTTAGTGAAGAATTGCGTAATTTGGCAAAAGAATTGAATGTGCTATTTGTTACAGCAAGTCAATTAAATCGTACAGCGGTTGATGAGATTGAATTTGACCATAGTCATATAAGTGGTGGTATTAGTAAAATTAACACAGCAGATAATGTATTTGGTATTTTCACAAGCCGTAGTATGCGTGAACGCGGGCAATATCAGTTACAATTGATGAAAACTAGAAGCAGCAGTGGAGTAGGACAAAAAATAGAATTAGAGTTTAACGTTGAAACTTTGCGTATTTCTGATCCTAATCCTGATAACAATACTAGCTACAAACCACAACCAAGTGCAAATGATATTATGAGCAGGATTAAACCTAATGTAGAAACAACCAATGATAAGGTACATCAAACCATAGAACCTACACAACAAAAAATTGTAGCTGAAACACAAAATAATAAACTTAAAAGTTTACTGAATTCCTTAAAGAAATGACTAAATACTAGTAGGAATCTTATATGCATCGTAAAACCCGCAGTTTGTTAGAGGAACTAGAAGCCTTAGGTAGTAATCGTGACTCCGTACACATTATTAAAAGTCGAGGTCATAATATTATTACCAGTGCGATTAATTTAATTGAAATGATTAATCGTAAGTATAGTCCTGAGCAGGCAGAAATATTAGAGCGTAAATTGTTACATGCTATAAAATCTAAAGATCAAACTAAATTTAGTAAATCATTAAGGAAAAATCGTGAGAATCAAGGACATTAGAAAAAATCAAAAACTTGACGAATTAAACTTAAGTCATGTAATAGGTAATTATGGATCAGCAGCAGCAAAACAGATCGGTAATCGTTTAACTGGTGATCCTGAAGGACAAATGTCTGTTAAGGATAAAATGTCTAAAGAGAAATTCTTACGTGATTTTATCGGTAGAGCAAGTTCAGATATTGATTCACTTGTGAAAAGTGGACAAATTGTAATGGGTCCTGCTGCCAATGACGCAGACGGTGATGGCAAACCTGATTCAGGAGCAGCAGGGGCTACCGCTGCAGGAACAGCTTCTTCAGGGAATGCAGGAAGCACACAGGCAGGGTCAACAGTTGATGCTAATTCAGACTTTGCAGGGTATGGTGCTGAAATTACTAATATGGCTACCGATAAGCGAGTATTAGATACATTAGCAGCATTAAAGCCAGAACAATTAGTAGTTGTCAAAAAACTTTTGACACAAAAGGCGAAACTAACAGCAGAACAGATTGATGAGGCTAGTTTAGCAGGTCTAGGTCAAAGCTTAAAATCAGGTGCAGGTAAACTAGGTGCAGGCTTAAAAGCAGGAGCGCAAGCATTATCCCGAGGATATCAAGCCGTAAAACCTTACGCTCAAAAAGCAGGTCAAGCAGTTGCTCAAGTACCACGATTAGCAGCAACAGGGGCAGGTGCAGCAGTCGGTGGTGCAAGAGGTATGGGAACTGCTGCAAGAAAAGGTTATCAAGCAGGTGTGAAATATGTTGGGCGTGGTCCACTTAGTTTTGATGAGTTACAAAAGATTATATAT